GCTACGCAGAGTCTGCTGTCGTTCTCGCTTATGTGCGGCAAACATCTCCACGCCCTGCGCCCGCACTTCAGCCAGGAAAGCGTCTGTCGCCGGGGTTTTTAGCCCATCTCGCAGTTTTTTATATGCACTCAGCATTGCCAGCTCCGGCACTTCATCAGCCCCTGCCTGATAAACATCAAGCGCCTCCATCATCAGCTTACTGAATGGTGCTGGCTCAGATTTTTTCAGAAGCGCATTCTCCGCAGCCAACGCCGCGCACTTGGCCTCCGCTTCAGCAAGTTTTCGCACCAGATACTCAGCGTTGGTTTCGTTGACCTTCAGATCGCGTGGAATGCACTTGCCGCGCAGAAAACCTTCCATCTCAAATAATTTCATACCCCTACCCTCCCCCAAACCATCAATACTCGCTTCATAACCGCGCTGTTGCGGCACTCCTGGCAGATCACGTTTGTCTCTGTGCGCTGCACCAGCTTCGAATTACCCTTCGGCATGGCAGGGATGGTTTCCGGTGCGTATTTCATTCCGTAGCTGGTCAGCCGATACAGCCGCTGGCCATGCTTACCTTCGAACTCGATCAGGCCGTCTGCAAACAACGTGCTTAACGGGCCGGAAATCTTTTTGGTGGTCATGCCGATCATGCTGGCAATACGAGCACTGTTCAGGCCCGGGTTATTACGCAGGGCTGCAAGAATCTGCCCACGAATTGTTATGGTCATCTCACACCATCCCGTTCGACTTGTTGCGGTTGTACTTCGCCTTAAGCAGCTGGATCGGCGTAGGCCCATGCTCGGCGGCAGGTGCTGCAATTGCCCGGCGTTCCGGCGGCACTGGTTTACCCTCTGTGACACGCTTCTCCCACATGTCCAGCAGATCGCCTGCCTCGCGTGCCAGCTCACCGTGCGTTAACTGCCTCTCTGTACTGCGGTGGCGCAGTTCTACGCAGATGTGGTACATGACCGGCTGCGACCATGGGAATTGTTCGCTGGAGGTGAATTCGAACGAACGGTTACGCCAGTCCCAGTATTCGGCAATCACCTGGTCAACGGTAATTCCCAGCGCCCCGCCACTCTGTTTGCACCAGGCGACGAACTGGCCCGGAGAAGGCAGGAATGGGCGTTCCTGGCGGCGAGCAATGCGCATACCGGCATCAACCTGCGCCATGGAGTGGATCCCGTTCTCCTGAAACGCCAGCAGCCACTGACGGCGGAATTCGTTCAGGTCGTCCTGGGTGCGGAAGTTTGCCATGCTGGCCGGGAACGCGGCTCTCAGCTCGTTGAACAGCTTGTTGAATACCTGCGCCACCTGTTCTACCGGCGCGCGATCCTGGTACTGCTCTGGCAGGTTATGGGCCATACGGCTCATCTGCTCGCGGTCATGGTTACGCATCTGCTCTGCAAGAGATTTCATCGGATCACCCCGTAGGCCCAGTCAGTGTTGTTAAAGTCCAGATCCGGCTTAGCGGCACGCGGCTCACCTCCTGCGTTGCGCTGCATCGTCAGCTTGTCCCACTGCTTACGCAGGCTTTCAGGGCTCAGGATGTTGGTCTGCCAGAAGTGGTGTTTACTTGCCCAGTCGTACAGCGCGCAGATGTCCTGGTGCGACCGGTTGTCTATCTGGCGCATCAGGCGAACGGTGTTAGACCAGGAGGTCATGTCCGGGGCTTTGCAGGTTGGGTTAATCAGCTTCACCCTGGTGGAAATCCACTGGGCGGTTTTTAGGTCTTCAGCCGATCCCCACTTCGCACCGGATGGGGTGTAAACCGTAGCTTCAGGATGAGCTGATAAAAATTTCTTCAGACGTGCGTCAGAGGATTCGTCAGAATTCTCGGACGATAAGTTATTTATATTCTTGTTATTACCTTCTTGTTCATGATGTGCGGGTAATTGTGCGGCCTTATGTGCGGCATACCCGTCTGAACCAGCGCCATTACTGGACTCGTCATGTGCGCCTGTATGTGCGGCTTTATGTGCGGGTAAATCGTCCATTTTTTGAGCATATTCGACGTAATTTGTGATGGTGATCACCCTGCCTTTTCGCTTCTCTCCCTCGATGGAAATCATCCCTTCGCGGACGAAAACTGACAGCATTCTCTCCACTGCGTCGCGGCTTGTCGGGTTGCCCTGACGGTCACACAACTGAAGGCCAAGATCTGCAGCAGTGACGACCAGTTGACCGGGTTGCAGAGGCCATTGCTTGCCCTTGAAGAATGCCGTGTATGGCTGTCTGGCCGCGTCAATCAGCAGGTTCTCCCACAGCGCGCGCAGGAATACATCCTTGGCCCAGGACTTCTTCTTGATGCTCCGGTACAACGGGACGTAACCAGACTTCTGGTTCTCCATCCTGTTGCTCCTTGCGGCTGAGTGCGCCGCGAAATTTGCGTAAGCGACGTTCGACACAGTTAAACCTCCTGCGCCTGGCGTTTTGGATTAGCGTTTGTCATAATGACCTCGCAATTGACTGACGTTTGTTGCACCAGAGAGTCGGTTCTGTTCGCGCAGACCGGCTTTCGCCATTTCTGTAGTTCTCACATAACCCCCAACATCGATGTGACCATGGCCATCAGCGGCGCGGTCAGGTCCGGGTCGACACGGAACATCTCTACAATCCCCTCACTGAGTTCCTTGAGCTTCTGGTGACGCGGGGCATTCATCGCAACGGCCACTTTCGCCTCGCTCGTTTCCTTCTCAAGTCGCGCTAAGCGGGACATAAAGCTGTCTTCTGGAAGAAGGCGGTGGCGGTACTCCAGCGGCAGGACGGCCATGATTGCCGGGGCCAGCTGGCGAATGTTGTTGGCGGCGTATTCGGTGTCGCCATCAATCCAGCGGAACACCTTCTGCATCTGGCGGTGCGAGTCAGTCGGGATATCCAGCCCGGTACCGCCGGTAGCCCGCCACTCTTCAACAATCAGCGCTGCGACAAATTCACGACTGCGGCAATCAGCTGCCCAGGCGCGAACAGCTGCGCGGATCCCGTCGATGTTTAACGCCGCGGAATCAGGCTCCCGGCGATTCTGGTAAATCATCGCCGTTGGCGAAAATTTGTTACCTTGTTGATACGCAAGTGAATGCATTGCTTTCCCTTTCGTGGTTAGGCCGCAGTATCACGCGGCGATGCGAATACCAGGCTTTCTTTGAGGACCGGGGCCTGGCGGTGAAAATTCTTCGTGCCTTTCTCGATAGCAGATGCCATTTCTGGAGATGCCCGGCGATTTCCGTAGGCGATCTGGTCCAGGTAACCTGGCGTCGTGTTAGCCAACTTTGCGAGCTGCGCCCATTCGTCGGTAGTGGCGGCCTTACGCCAGCGGTGTAGTTCAGTGCTCATTGGTGTCTCCGGGTGAGTCGTTTGATTTGGAGTTTAGCGTTATGCTAAATACTACGCAAGCATCATTTAGCAATTTGCACATTTATCATTTTGCTAAAAGCAGTAACAATGCAGGGATGGAAAATAAAGAAATCAGAAAAGCCAACCTGGAAGCGCTGTATGAGAAGCGCCAGCACGAGTCTGGAATGACTAAGGCGCAGTTCGCCGAGCTCATCGAGACAAGTCCTGCTGCGCTTAGCCAGCTACTGGGACCAAACCCTCATCGCAATATCGGCGATAAGATGGCTCGCAAAATTGAAACTGCGCTTGATCTGCCTTTTGGCTGGATGGATGTTTTACACGCCAGTGAAGAACCTTCGAACGTTGCATTTCGAGGACTGAACGAGACAAAAGGAAGTTATCCTGTAATCAGCTGGGTAAGTGCGGGGCAATGGATGGAAGCTGTAGAACCTTATCACCGAAGAGCGATTGATCGCTGGTACGACACCACCGTTATCTGTTCGGACGATTCATTCTGGCTGGACGTTAAAGGGGATTCTATGACCTCCCCGGCCGGGCTGAGCATTCCAGAGGGGGCTGCGATACTTGTTGATCCTGAAGTCGAACCTCGCAACGGGAAACTGGTTGTAGCGAAGCTCGAAGGCGATAACGAAGCGACCTTTAAGAAGCTTGTAATCGATGCAGGCAGGCGCTTCCTTAAGCCTCTTAACCCCGCATATCCAATGATAGAGGTTAATGGCAACTGCAAAATTATTGGCGTTGTGGTTGATGCCAAAATACTAAACATCCCATAACCTCACGCAAAAACCATCAAGCCCGCCATCGCGCGGGCTTTTTTACGCCCTGAATTCCTGCCCTGTAAATTTTTAATCGCTTATTAATCAATACGCTAAATAAAGCCCACCAATAATTTAGCATTTTGCTATTGCGCATAATTTAGCATCACGCTAAATTTACCCCATCGAAACGAAACATCGGCAGCTGAGCGAAGTTAGCCAGCGACGAAGTGGAGATTCGGTCAGTCGAACGGCGCGACAGTAAACCATGCGTCGGACGCCCGGCGGGCTCAGGGAGAGCGGCAATGGTGCGTAACTGGAATGTTTCGGGGTGAGTGCAGAAGCAAACCTTCTCGGCGGAGGCGCTTGGCAATGAGTACGCGACCGGAGTTAGTCGCCCGGCTGTGCTCACCACCAAAGCATTTCTCCCGCATCAGCGGGTAACGACAGAGGATAAGGCAATGGAGTGGATTAAGTGTAGTGAAAGGCAGCCGCTGAAAAATCGACTGCTACTGCTTTTTGTTGATGGTGATTATGAGTTTGGAAAGTTGCAGGAAGATGATTTTTGGATCTACACAAACGGCGCATTCAAGAAGCGCTATGCACCGCAAGAAGTAACGCATTGGGCAATGCTCAATCACCCTGAATGACCCGCTCCGGCGGGTTTTTTATCGGCCATACATAGGCAGATTTTCGAGTCTGCCCATTTATGACAACCGGCGGCCATCCACCGCCCCTTGAAACACTGAATAAATGCGTTGAAGTCTTGTATTAACCGTTCCGTTCGCCGCGATAAGGCCAAGAGG